CTCAGCGGGAATTGTCGCATGGTGTGGGTCACTCCGTCCAACTCCATCGCTCTCGGGCACCGGTACGCCAGCGTGCGTGCTGCGGACCTCGGGAGCTGTGCTGAGCTGCCTGGTGGTGACGTCATCATCAGTGTGACTCCTGACGTCAGCACGCCCAACGCCTTCACTTCTGACATGCCGAACCTGCAAAGCAACGGCGTGTTTCAAGGCCCCGAGCTTGACGTCCGCGCTGAAGTGGCACTTGGCGGCGGAAGACTTCCCTACGCAGTCGTGTTTGCCAAGCTGCAACCTGATGCTCAGTCTGGGCTGCCAGCCGTCACCCGCACCGAAGTCGATGCCATCATCGCCCGGGCTGACTGCTTCAGCGAGAGGGACCCCAGTGGCAACACCTGGGTCCGCACCACAGACTCTGATTGCATCGGCTGCCATGTGAGGCTCATCGTCACTGCTGCTGACTTTGCTCCGCCTGCAAATCTGGAACCTGCTGAATTGCGCATTCTCGCTCGAGGATGTCGCGGTCGACACCACAATACCACCGGAGGATTCCTGCGATTACTCGAACGCCTCACTCCCGTCAAGGAAGGGCTACAGGGTGTGGAATTCCTCGGCTCGAACGACGCACTGAAACAACCGTCTCTCCCTGGGATGATCGACACCAAGGTGAGCCCGCTGCGTCAACTGGTCGGAGGCTTCTGTGGTCGCCTGTACCCTGGATGGGTACATTACACGCCCGGCGTGGAGACCCTGGAGCATGAGGTGTCAAAGTTTGGGACCGTGACGCGAGATCTCTCCTGCCCTCAGGAGAAAATCTGCGCGATGAAGTACATAGCGGAGCAGGACGCAGCATCAGCCAGGGTTTTCCAAAACGTCACCCTGGAGCGGAGTCGAGAAATCTGCTCCGTTCTGTACCACCCCGACACGACAAAAGACATTTCTGCCGGCGTTTCCTACATCGGGCATACCCAAGCCGAGTTTTTCCAGAAGCTTGGTCGCGACATGAACAAGCCGCCCGTTGAAGCAGGAGCCGACTACATGTATCAATTCTTCCAGGATGTGCTGGCGAGAAAGCAAACAGTGGCCACGCGCAATGCCCTGCACTGGAAAGTGCAAGGGAAGCGTGACAAGTACACGCTTGCCAAGTGGCACGCGCAGGACGGGCGCTCCATCGAAGCGCCGTCGGTCGAGCTGAAGTTTCTTTGGCTCGCCTTGATGTCCTCCAGCGACGACGAGTGGCACTCCCTCCCGGAGTACCGCGTCGGCGAGAACCAGGACCGTGCTGTGCCTGCCAGTCGAGCTGCCATTTACAAGCAAGCCACCAGTGTGTACTCAACCGACATGACAGCGTTTGACAGAGACATGCCAGCTGGATTGATGGAGGCCTTCTTCCGCATCTA